ACTTGAACAGGGAGTTCCGTAATCGAGTCCATTTTGAGGATGTCTTCCCCTGCGAGGGAGTAGAGGAGGTGATACCATCCCCATTTTTCGCCGACTGGATCGCTTTGTCCGCCACCTCCAGCAAAGAGAACTGCATATCGTGAAGCAGTTGATTTCTGGAAGTCCAAAAAAAAAGCAGCATCCCCGAGATAAGGTCGGCTGGCATCTCTTCAAATATGCTTGCGTCTTCTTTGGCGGTGTACTTCTTTATCTCGTATTTGTCTCCGAGTTCGTAAGTCACTTCCCGGTAGAGGAGAGCTGTAATCTTATGGGCGTTTGCCCAAAAGTCTTCGAGGTGGTTCTCCATGTCGATCCACTCACCCGCCGTGAACTCATCCCAGTTCGGAATAAAGCCAAAGCGTTTTCCGTCCATCTCAACTACTTTCTCGTGACGTGCGGTCTCTTGGGTGAGAAGGTTGTCCAAATGCGCTGAGGCGGCTTCTATGAGCTTCTGAGGCATCGCACGCAGTTTCTCCACCGAGTACCCCGAGCAGATGGATATCTTCTCGAGTGGGTTGTCTGCGGTCATCATGACTTGTAGTTCTCCGAGTGAGAGGTCAGACCATCGGTGCGGGAGTTTGAGTTCCATCATTCTAATAACTTGATTTGTTTGGTTTCCTTACCCGATAGCGTACGAGCCAAAGTTCGGGTTCGTTTGGTTGAATGTGATTGCGTACCTCATCGCATCGATGGCGTGATTAAATTTATCGACGGGTTCATTCAGTTGCTTGCCGTTCTTGTCTTCCTTCCATTTGTAATTTCGGAGTTCGCGGATCAGGTTCACACTCCGAGCCGTGACAAGAAGCGGTCGCGAATGGAGGAATTGGATTCCATTTTTAACCGAATCCTTTCCCTTTCTTGCTCCGTGAGTATTGAATCCGTGAGCGTGTATCTCGTCGATGCTCTTTGGCTCTGCGGAGTCACAGATAACAACATCCGATCGATTGACTTCGTTATCTCGGAGGACTTTTGCAATATCTGAATTAGTGAGTCGAGTCGCGTAGCAGATTTCATCGACTGCGAATCCGTGTCCGTCTGTATAGACTCGGACGATGGCTGTTGGGTCGTTTGTATATCCGAAGTCCAGTCCGATGTTGAGGAGCTTGTATTCATTTGGTATCTGATTTATTTCTTTCCAGTGGGTGAAGATGGTTGCTGTTGATGTTCCTCGTTCTCCGAGACCGTATACTTTCCAAAAGTTCTCGTCCGCTGTTTTAAACCGCTCAATTTCCATGACCACACTTTCAGGGAGGAACGGGTTGTCTTTGTACGTGGTGCGGAAGAACTCCGCGTCTTCTCGTGGGATGACTTCTTCATAGATCCAATGGAATTCGTCTGAGGGGTTATAATCTAAAAGCACCCTCCCCGTAGTTCGGAGGAGGAGTTGCCGCCAGTCTTCGAGGTTGATCTCGTTGGCTTCGTTGATGAATAGAACGTCTCGCTTGCGTCCTCTGACCTTCTGCGGTTGGTCGATGCTGATGAACTCAACCATATTGCCCCAAAGTTGATACGTCGCGTCGCTCTTGTTGTGGAGGTCGGGGTTATAGATGTCTTCGTTGTTCAGTATCTCGAAGAAGTCTCTCATCGCTGTTGCTCGAAGTGCGGGGAATGTCTTTCGGCATATGGTGATAACGAGACCCGAGTTCTTATGACATAGCTCAATGAGTGCCGTGAGGATGGAGTACGTCTTTCCGGATCGTGTCCCGCCCTGGTGGACTTGAATCTTCGACTTGCATTCTTTGACGTGGTAATATGTCGCAGGGAGTTTCACCAAGGACGAGGGTACTTTATACCGTTTTGTTTTTCCCTCTTCTGTATCTCCTCCTCAATAATTTTCTTTGTGTCTGCCTTGCTACTTCGGAGTAAGCCCAATAAACCCGGTACGCTGTAAAGATGAAGATTCATGTTCGTTTGTTTTGTCAAATATACCAAATAAATTTAGTCACCCAACCATGAGAGCGGTTTCTTCTCTTGAACCTCTATCTCTTGCCGTTCGATATATCCGCGCTTCTTGCCTTTGGTCTTGAGGAAGAAGATTGTCGCTGCGGGGTTGCCTTCCTTCACCAGCTTGTAAAGGTGCGATTCTGCGAAGTCAAGAACTCCGTCTTGGATAGAGTCGACCGCTTTCTTGTAGTCGGGGTCATTCTTCATCCATTCGTAGTGAGTCGTTCTCCCGAGGTCGACCATCTTGCACGCAGTGGAAACGATACCAAGCGACTTTTCGAGAGCCTCTAGCATCGCCTCTTTTTTGGTGTTCGTTTTGTTCGTTTTTAACGCTTCCATTGGTAAGAATTTGAGCGGTAAGGTAGGAATCGAACCTCCCTCTCTTGACTGGATGTCAAGCGCATCGCCACAATGCTTTAACCGCCTGTTTTCTCTCCTTTATACATACCTGCCCCAACGTCTTGAATCTTGGAGAACGGAATGTTCGGACAATTTAATTCAGCTTTCTTGTCAATGATGTAAATATAACGTAACTGATAACCAGGCAATGGTTTAACACCCATTTTTTTAAATTTGCCCGCACTCATGCCTTCATTTTTAAAGTTGGGATTGTCGAGCGTTTTATTAGCCACCACAGAATTCGCGTATTTTTGCAGTTTTTTACTTGTGCCGTGGTTAGCCATCACTTCAATAGACGGAAGTCGAACCATTTGTGTGTTTTTTCCTATTTGCGTCAGTTTAAAACCCGAGGCTCTGTAAATTGTTCCGTCACCGCATTGCGTGCCGTCTGCAAATGATAGCAACCATTTAACGTGCGGAGCGTTTTTTCGGATCATTCGAATACTAACGGCAATACATCGCGATTCCGAATATTTCGGAAGTATTGGAGCAAAAGCCATTCGGTTCAATTCCAACATCTCGTTCCATTTTTGGTTGATGGTTTGGTTTGTTGTTTTGACCAGTGGTAAAACTTTTCTTTTATCAATCGGGTTTCCGTATTGCATGACTCCGCCCAATTTTCCGTCCAAGAATGCGCCAAAGTGAAGCACGCTGTTGTTTACTACCTTACCGGAGTAATGATGTCGCTTTACAAATTCATTCGCCAATTTAGACGGAATGACTTTAACAATTATATCCTTTGCTCTACCCATTGTGATACTAAAAAATAGAGGGCGTTGCCATTACTGTTATCGTTGCCCATCGTTTCAATGTATTTCAACTCCTCAAGTCCTTTTGCGTCCGCGAGCGCGTTTTTAATGAACTCCGCTTGCTCATCGGCTAAAGTAAACGTAAGAGATTGAAACGGAGGTTTATCTCCGTCCGCGAGACTAAACTCTTCGCCCAATGAGTCGGCATCAATTTGGGGTTGCCATACATCGAGACCCCATTCATCAAGTTCAAGTGGATCGTATTCGTTCGCGAGTATGTCGAAGTCATGTTCTCCAAAGGCTACGTTGTCACGGATGACCATCTCCCGACAAACATCTTCGTATGATTTACCCAGCTCAAGAGCCGCTTTTGTTTCCGCGTGATATTCACGGTCGTAGACTTGAACGATAGCCGTCTTCCATCCAAGGTGCTTCATCGCGCGGTAGCGCATATTTCCCCCGATGATATTCTTGTCCTCGTCTAATATAATCGACCGAATCGCGGTGAAGTCTGGAAGGTTCTCCAAGCTAGTAACCAACTTTTTGAACCGCTCTTCTTTAATCAGTCGGGGGTTCTTGGCGTTCGGAGTTATCTCCGAGAGTTTCATTGGCTTGCTCAATAACGGCTTCAAGGGTGTATCTGAATTCATCGTTGTGTACGGCTAAGGTGAGGAGTAAAGTTGCGGGATCGTCCCCGGCATGGAGTCGAATTGCTTTATCGTTCTCCGTGATGAGAAGGAAGTTCTTCGCATGGAGGAGGGCTTTTCTTGCGTTTCTCATGGGTGCAATATACGACCCTCGACATCCCGTGCGATATTCTCCAGGGTCTCTTTGTCGTATTGTGTAATGGGAAGAACACGCTTCACGAGGAAGGGATCGCCTCCGAAGTGCTGGTGTTCGAACTTCTCTTTCTGGTCTTGTTTAAGGAATTGGCGGATGTTCTCCGCTATGATCTCTCGTTCTGTTGTGGTGTAGCTCATCGTTGTTTGTTTATAGTCCGCAGTGCCCGCTGTCGCATTCGCTGAAGTCATCGAAAGACAACTCGTGTTGAAGCTTGTGTTTCTTTATGTCGTCATATTTCATGTCCGAACGCCATTGCCCTTTTCTCTCTAGTCGCTCACGGCTTGAAAACCATTCCATTTTTTCGGGATATTTGTTGAACATTGTGCGTAGTAACAAGGGATTTCTATGAAAACAACCAACGCAGTTATTACGTTCCGCAAATCGTACAGGTTTTTCTTTCCAGAACTCGACTACTTTATCTCTGTGGATCGCGTCTTCGATCATTGGAAAGCTTGGCTTCTGCCAAGCCATTGTTGCCCACTTGTTATTTCCGTTTGAGTGTTTCCCAATAACGTCCTTAAATTCAAGAAGACCGTCTTCATTGCAACGCTCCATCATTCTTACCGCTCGTCTTTCTTCTCCTGCTCTGAATCCAATTTGCATATTTACGGGATCTCCGATCTTATCCTTCCACCATCGGTGCATTGGTCTCAGTTTCATCTCCACCGTGCAATATCTGTGTAGTTTGTTCGGTAGCCATCCACCATTTTTTTCGGTTACGTAATCAAAGGTTTCTCCACTTACCCAGTCGATTCGCTTGCCAAGATATTGTTCTAGGTCAAACATTGTGTGTAAAATCGTATCATCTTCTGCCGTGGCTATAAACTCTTTACCAATGCGATCGCTTACCGCCTGCACTAGTTTTGCATCCTTTGGCGTGCATTTACGATCTTCAATGCACACTAAGGCGAACACCAAGTAATCTGCCGGGTAATTTGCTGCTATGTATGCGGAAGACTGACCGCCTGAGACGCTTGTTACTGTTTTCATTCTGTTTCGTCTATGAGTTTTTGTAATTCCGCGAGCATCCGACGGTTGCACGAACTGCATTGACTTGCTTGGGTGTTCGTTCCTGTAACCTTCGAATAGAGCTTCGCGAGTTGTCCGTTTGTTCTGAATTGGTTCTCTGTTTTGAGAAAGGTCTTTATCGCGTCGATGTCTGCTTGTTTGATTTCTGCTTCCCACTTACCGAGAGGACAAGAGGCAACCTTGAGACGTGTCTTCGTGGGCATATGACAGCCGCACAACTCCGAGTCC